ACTTATGCAGCTAAAAGCTCTTCAGCGACAGGAGTGTTAACGCCTTGGTTAACTAGGCTCCAGAAGTTAGTGTTGCCACTTAAAAATAGTGATACGTTTTTGCGAGTCTTAGCATCATCCTCGGCGTGCGAGCGTACCTGAACTGCCCACGTCAAATCCAAGCACCCCCATATAAGGTTATTATACTACATTATTTATAGACGGTCATTGTTCTCACAATTTTTAAACAGGACTGATAAATAACCTAAAATAAGTCATCTGTTAAATGGCAGACATTAGCAACTCAAATACAAGCTTAAGGCTCTTCACTAACCTAAGAATAAGAGTCCGAGATATACTTGGTGAAAGCATTCAGTTTTTACAAGACAAATTTAAACAGAGTAGATCTGTGTTTACCGCAGCTTCGCCGTTCGGTCAGCTCTTGATTGTTGTTGAAAATTTAAGTCAATTGATTTTTTATTACATTGAAGATGCAATCACCGAATTGAACATCAATGAAGCAAGTAGAGTTTCTTCAATCTACTCGTTAGCAACTCTTTCAGGTCACAATCCGAGCAGAGCGATCGGCGCTACTGGACAGATCAGAATGATTCGTAAACCCAACATCAATCCACCTGCATCCAAGGTGATATTGAATAATCTTTTCAGGGTTAGATGCGAAAACAACGGTTTAGTCTATGCGATTGAGCTTGTTCAAGAAGACGTTAGGCTTGCTCTAACTGGAGCAGAAACTACTGCAATCTTTAATATCAGACAGGGTCAAATCGAATCACAAACCTTTACCGCAAAGGGTCAAGCTTTTGAAAGTTATCAGCTCGGCGCTCCAAATAATTTTTACATCGACAATTTCATGGTCAACGTTTACATCAATGGTGAGCAGTGGACCAAGTACGAATCACTATTAGACATTCCTAGAAATGCTAAAGGGTTTATCGCAAAAACTGGCATAACGAATGGCTTAGACATTTATTTTGGAAACGGTTCATTTGGTAAAATACCGACAACTGGCTCTACTATCGTGGTTGAGTACTTAACGACTGACGGCTCAGCCGGTAATGTAAAGGTTGATGATCCGAAGCAGGTAATATTTAGTTTCGTTGACACTGGATTCTCTCCAATCGGTGAAGAGATCACAATGCCCGACTACTTCACAATATCAACAGTAAGTCCTCCAAATTTCGGAGTTGATCCAGAAGATCCAGTTCTGACTAGATTGATTGCTCCAAGAGCTTCAAAGAGCTTTGCCCTGGTTAACTTAGATAACTATGAAATTCTTTTACAGAAGCTACAAATGTTCTCAACCATCAAAGTTTTCTTGGACCAAGATGCTACTGGAAACATTTTAGATTCAAGAATGATCAATCTATTCTTGGTGCCAGATGTGTCTCAAATGTTCAATAACGGAACAGATTATTTTAATTTAGCAACAGCTAATTTCAAATTAACAGCCTTCCAAAAAAATGAATTACTAAAGTACATCGAGAAGTCCGGAACAAAAATGATTTCATCTGACTTAAAAATAGTAGATCCAAAAATTACTAGATACATCCTAAACGTCAGTATCATTGCCTTTGACGATATTACGACCGACATCATCAAGTCAGACATAGCTGATGCAATAGGTAACTATTTCATCAAGTTGAAGAGACAGGACCGAGTTCCAAAGAGCGACTTGATCAGGGTCATTGAAGAACTATCTGGAGTTGACTCAGTTAACATTAATATAGTAGGAGAAGCCAACGAAAAGGCACTAACCTTAAACCCATCTTCGACCGCCCTAGTCGGATTAGACGAATTTAACGATATTGTGATCGGGCTTGACGAGTTTCCGGTGATTAGAGGAGGTTGGAAGGATTCTCGAGGCAATCAATACTCTGAGGGGCTGTCCGATACTTCACTGGGCGCTTTAAACATCCAGATCAAAGCTCAAATACCTCGTAAAAATACCGGTATCCTATGATAAGAAACTCTTTATACCAAGTTGTGTACAATAGAAAAGACAATCGCCTTCATTTGGGGTACAAATACAAGAACGCCCTAATGAAAAGGATTTTGTCTAACCAGATGTTTGGAGCAAATCCTGTTTTAGACGCTTTCATTGCTTATCTAGAAGCCTATCTGTATGAGCACATTGAAGCCGTTAAGCAAATAAAGATTTTTGCAAACCCTGCTCTGGATAAAAACGAAAACAGACTTAACTAATCCCATGAGCGGAGTATTCACAAAGGAAAAGAAGGCACAAATCAAAAGTGAGCTTGAGGATCTTCTGAGAAATTATTCAGGAGGACCTACTCCGGAAGATGATAATATTGATGAACAACTTGCTGAGATCGCGGCCGCTCCCCCGTTAGACTTCATGGAAATGAACGCTGACTTTGAAAAGAAGGCCAAGGACATAACTGGCTCCATGTTAAAGTTCTATGTTGATCTAGGAGTGATTGAAAAGCATGACTATATCAAACAGAAGCAGATTCTTGATAATTCTAGTATTCAAAACATCTTCTTTCAACTAAAAACAATAAGAATGGCAATCGAAAAAATTGCTGAGGAAATAAACCAAGGAAACACCCACCCTCGACTGTTTGAGGTATTCGGGCAATTACAGGATAAGTTAACAACAGTCGTTAAGACTCAAGCGAATTACATGTTATTCCTAGAGGATACGTACCGTAAGATGAATCAGGAAATCACGCAGCGTGATACGAACCCAGAGTCTTCTCAACGAGCTCTACCTACTGGATCTACTGATTACTACATAACGGCTGGCACAAAAAATCTAATGAAAGAGATTGACGCAATTGAGGTTGAGGAGGACGTGTCTGATTCCAGACATTTGACTCACCCATCCAAAAAAGTAGAGGTCATGGTAGAACGCGGAATTTCAAACGCAGTGATGCAGGAAGAGGATGACAATGATGACTTCTTAGATGACGTTAACTCATTAATATGAGAGACTTTATAGCAAACAGCGGCGGTCGAACCCAAATGAAACTCTCCAATTTAGATCAGGAGAACAGTGCAATTTGGACGACAGAGAAGGTTCAAAAACTTCTAGACGATTTTGAAAATGGTATGATCGATATCAAGACCATCAAAAACTCGCCGTTCAAAGATAATGATCCAGTGTGGAAGAAAGCAAATATCGTTTTCGAATACACACCGGAAGAGCTTGAGGAGATCAAGCGATGTAAACACGATCCGGTTTACTTTGCGTCAAAGTACGCACAAGTAATGACAGAAGACGGAATTCAGCAAATCACATTAAGAGATTACCAAGAAGAGATCATCAGATCCTTCAAGAACAATCGATTCAATTGCCTAATGGCATCTCGTCAGATCGGTAAGACCGTTATGTCGGGAGTGTTCATTGCATGGTACTTGATATTCCATACCGATAAAAACGTGTTGGCTGTTGCTAACGTTGCATCGACGACTAAAGAGGTATTGGACAAAATTAAATCAGTGTTGGAGAACTTACCGTTCTTCCTTAAACCTGGTTGTATTTCAAATAACGTAATGTCGCTTAAGTTCGATAACGGATGTCGTCTAATTGGTCGTACCACTACTAAAAATACAGGTATTGGTTTTACGATTCACGTGCTGTACATCGATGAGTTCGCTCACATCAACCCATCGTACCTAGACTTCTTTTACCGAGCGATCTATCCGACAATTTCAGCCTCCACTAATTCAAAGGTAATCATAACATCGACTCCTAATGGAATGAACCGATTCTATGAAATTTACATGGATGCAATGAACGGCTTGAATACATACGTGCCGTTAAGAGTTGACTGGTGGCAGGTCCCAGGCAGAGATGAGGAATGGAAGAAGATGACCATTGCTAACTTGGGATCAGAGGAAGATTTCAATCAAGAATACGGACTTCAGTTCTTTTCGTCTGATAAGCTATTACTGCCGTCAAAGGATTTAAAAAAGATCTTTTCATTTCGCACTACATACGTGGTCCCAGAATGGGCCCAAACTCCAGAGAATTTAGACCTATTAGAAGGCTTCTTAGTTCACCCTAACTTTAGTAAATTCACACCAGACGACATTAGAAACGATGGTAACACTTACGTATTCTCAATAGATACTGCTTCTGGCGTTGGACGTGACTATTCAGTCATTAATATTTTTAAATTCACAGCTCTTCCCATCAAGATGCTAGAACAAGTGAAAGACTTCATCAAGAATGAGGGTGACTTTTTCGGACTTGTCCAAGTCGCTTCGTTTAGAAGTAATAAAAAGGACATTAATGAGTTCAGTAATGTTCTCGAGTACTTTACTTACAAAGTATTCAATCCTGAAAAAGTTAGGCTCTTAATCGAGCTTGACCATAAGGGCGATTACGTGATGGACAAAATTGAGCAGAACGAACTTTTTTGGCCTGGTCAGTTGGTGCATTCAAAACACATGACCTCTTCTACTAATTGGAAACCTGGCCTAAAGATGACTGAATCGAATAAGACCAAGTATTGCGAACGCTTTAAGTACTTGACTGCTGTTAATAAAATTTTACCGAATGAATTTAAAACGGTGCATGAACTCGGATCGTTCGGTAAGGCCGGCAACGGTACGTACAGAAGTCAAAACGGCAATGACGATTTGGCAATGACTTGCGTATCAACTGCAGCCTTTTTTGAATCTCCCAATTTTTGGGAATTGGTCAACGACGAATTGGATCGACTGCCCAAGGACTATCTTGAAAAAGTCTATGCTCAATTCTTGGGAGAGGCTTACTTGGGCCATGATTCAGGTTACAACCACGAAACATTAAGAGATCTAAATCGTACCCCGGAAATAAAAAAACCGGGAGCAACCAAAAGATTTGACGAAAATACCGTTGATGAGTACAAGAGACTACTTGGCCATTTTTACGGAAACAATACTTAACAAAATCCTATGAAACCTGACGAATTACTGGACTTCGATTACGAAAATAATAAAAAAGAGATCTTCGATAAGATTGTAAAATCAATCGGTTCAGCAATGAAGAAGAAGGCTCAACAAATTTACATAAAAAAACTAATGATAGTGGACGAAGAAATTGACGTCGTCGCAAGTCAAGAAGATTGGCCTGACTGCTTAGATAAAGCAATCAATTTCTACAAGCAGATCGAAGACTACGAGTCTTGCGCCAACTGTCAAAATCTACTTTCTAAAATCAACTCACCTAATAAAAAAACAAAATCAAATGCCAGAAAGACAAATTAAGAGAAAAGCCCAAACTCCGAAATTGGAGATTACTGAAAAAGACTTACGCACAATCAATCTTAAGCCTTCTCAGGAGAGTTACTTTCAAAAGATCATGAATGATGAAATAACCTTTTGCTATGGACCTGCTGGAACAAGTAAGACGTTCACCGCCTGCCTAGCTGCTTTAAAGTTGTACATGTCAGGTAAAATAAAAAAGATCATTCTGTCAAAGCCAATTCAAGAGTCTGGTGAAAAACTTGGGTTTTTACCTGGTGAAATCAAGGATAAAATTGACCCATTTATGGAAAGTTATCGTTCAAATTTGGTAAAATTACTACATGATCCGAACTGTGTGGGCTGGCTTGAAGCTACTGGAGTTATCGAGTTTAGACCGCTTGCCTACATGAGAGGAGCAACTTTTGATAATTGCTTAATGATTCTAGACGAAGCTCAAAATGCTGATTTTAAACAGCTTATGCTGTTCATAACCCGTATGGGAAAAGACTCCAAGGTTTTAATTTGTGGAGACGTTAGCCAGTACGACATTGCAAAGAGTAAGGTAGCTTTGCCCGAATTCATTAAATTATTAGAAGGAATCAATAATTTAGGCATTCATACATTTAAAGATGAAGATATTGTTAGAAACAAAATTTTGATCCAGATCACTGAACGCTACGAAAAATGGAAAGCCGAGAACCCTAAACACTTCAACTAAAAATATATTAATGAGCGCTTACGACCTAATTAACAAACAATTAAACGACGAAATGCAAAGCCTTGCTGAATTAATCAAGAGCGGCAATTACACAGAAAAGGATAGAAATAGGTTAGCCTCAATCATGTATCCAAAGCTAAAGTTCTTCATTTGGAAGTTCTTTAATGACCCTGACGAAACTGAAGAAGTTCTTCACAATACTTTATTCAAGATATTCAAGGGGCTTACTTCTTATAGCGATTCGTATCGATTCACTACTTGGATTTATACAATAGCTAAGAATGAAGCTTTGCTGCACCAGCATAAGTTGAAAGTACAGTTTGCGCAAAGTCTTGATAATTTGACAAAGCCTCTGAATTTACCGGACGATTCTCTACATACCTTTGAGAGAGAAATTTACATGGACGACCTGTATGTAATGACTCAAGTTGAACTTACTGGCCTGCCTGATTGCATTGAAAAATCTATTTTGATAGATAAGGAAATGAATCACATGAGAGGTAATGAAATAGCTGAGAAGTACGATATGAATCTTAACACAGTCAAAACCAAAATCAGAAAGGCTCGTAAAATGCTAAGAGAGGCAGTTTTATCAAAGAATCCAGAAATGATTGACAGATTAAAAGAATACTTTTAAATATGGGACTACTTAATTTAATTAATCCGATAGAAACCTTTAACTCGGCAAGGACTGTGTTAAAGGACATTACCAATTATTGGTTTTACCGAAAACAGATCAGAGCAATTGATGAGTCGGGCATCTTCAAGTCAAAGAAGATGAGAGTTGATTCATTATGTCGAGTTTACTATGTTGTTAATTTAGAGCCTGAGCTTCAATTAGCAACCGGCGATTTAATTGATCTTGAAAAGAGTAGAGTGTTTGAGTCAGTGTCTAAGATCCAGGGAATTTTCGCAGATCGCAATCTAATTGAAATAGTAGACGTTTCGTCTAAAAGAATAAAGGACGATGATTATTATGCGTACCTGGTCACCATTAAGTATCGAGTAGAGACCGAGTGGTCAGACATCGTTAAGACCTTAATCTTGGGAGCAATGTCATACTACCTAGTTCACCTGGGATTTTGGGTAGGTGAAAATTGGGCTTTCTTGAAAGCTTCCACCGTTGATAAACTCAACAGTAAGTAAATAAATAACTAAAAACATTTCGTAATTTATGAAATTTATTAAACTACATTTTGAAAAAATAGTGTTGGGTCTGTTATTTGTGATCTTCATTCAGCAATGCAGCACTTCGAGCAGAGTTAACAAGATTGAAAAGCAGGCGAAGGTAATGAACCAACGCATTGATTCAGTATACACTTCTGATCTACAAAAAATGATAGAGATTGAAGGATTACGTGCATCAAAGCGTACGTTATATGATTGGAATGCAGTAGTTAGAACAGCCGTTAGGCCAGACGACCGCATGAATGAATACGATGCACAAATCGAAAAAATACAGAAGTCTAAATAATGACAAAGAAAGCGACTCACGTATTCATAATAAGTACGTTTGTTACTCTATACTTACTCGTTTCGATCATTTCGACAATTCACGTTATTGACTTTTTCTTAATGTCGAATCCGAAATGGTTAGCGATCAGTTTAGCCATTGCGTTTGAAGTCGGAGCGGCCGCTTCGTTAGCCTCAATCATTACCCTCGATAAAATGAATAAGGGTATTGTTTGGGGACTCTTTATTTTATTAACATTGATGCAGGCAATGGGTAACACCTATTACACTTACGTTCACTTGAATAATTTTCAAGGTTGGATAGAATTATTCGGACTGGTTGATGAGGAGCTCATCTATCAAAAAAGAGTGCTGTCGATAGTCAGTGGAGCAATTCTACCTGTCGTTGCATTAGGTTTCA